GATTTGAAACACACATGGAATTGGAAGAGAGACTCCTTAGACAACGTAAGGAGCGACAATTGGCAACCCTTTTGAATGAAGAAACAGGCTATAGATTAGGAACAGCACAAGGAGTGAAAGAGGCAATAAATGAAGGACTTGGTGTGTTGAGGCACAATCTCAAAGTAGACTCGGTACGGAGTATTGTGCAACCTGTGTGGAATGGATTAACTGGACAAACCTCATTGATTCCATCGCTAGCAAAACTATGTGATGGAGCAGTGACAGCAACTCGAAACTCAGCTTATTTGGTGGCTGCTTTATTGGCGGTGCAAAACATGCGCGGAAGAAGTGATTGGAGAAGTACAGCTTTTTCAGCGGGGCTTGGTGTTGTGTGTGATTTGGCTCACAATTATATCTTATCTACACCCGATGTGGTGCAGTATGATATAGAGGTGGCCTTAAAACACACAAAACTGACTCCCGATGATAAAAACTGGTTGGTGGCGATGTTTAGAAAGCGAGAGAAATTGCGAATTGCATGGAAGAGGGCAGTCCGCAATGGAGACGGATACAACTTGGAACGACTGGAACGAATGCTTAGAAGTCTTGATATGCTTGAAACGTACGAAACTCTAGAAATGGAGAATAGTACAGAGAGTGATATGAGGACTAACGATGGTGTCCGCAGGAGGCGAAAGCCAATAGCGGAGGATTTAGTAGAGGAGAGCGACATGAGAACAAAGGATGGTGTGAAGAAGAGAAACAAGGTTGTGGCAGAGCAAGCAATTATTTTGCCAAAACCATTTCAAGATCAGCATTTTGCACCTCGGTCATTAGGATTGAGGTATTTGGATTTTTACATGGACTTTTTGAGAGAACAGAATAGAACCGACTTATTAGAACCAGAATTGATTGCGCAATGGACAGCGCGATGGTGTGAAGCAGCAAACAAATTTTCAACACTTTATGAGATCATTGACTACATCAATGTAGGCAGAGCAGAGTCAAGCGTCGATCTTAATTGTGACGCGCTTATTCAAAATGTCATTCCTGCTATGGTTAGATTCCAAAAATACAGGAAGGGCAATTTGGTGAGTACTCTGAATGCGATAAATGTAAAGGGAACAGTTTTCCTTTTACCTTATCACTTCTTCTTGCGAGAAGGAGGCTACAATGATGTTGATTTCGATATCGTAATTTCTAACGGCTTTTTGTATGACAATAATGTGTATGGTACGTCTAGTACCCTCAAAATACCGTTTAGAGCTGAAAATTTGTATGTTACTTCAGTAACACAAGATCGGAAAGATGATTGGTGTCTTTATGATGCTGGCAAGTCTTGGTTGCCAGGAAAGGACATCACTCATCACTTTGTGCAAGAAAGGGACCTTGAGTTTTTGAGCGAGTTTGATGCAATTTTGGTTCTTAAGGAGCCAACAAGAATATTGCACCATACTCGCGCAAGAAGCAAGGACATTTCTGTGTACAAAGTAGGAGATTCTGATCATTCAAGTTTTGTTTTGGCGAGGGCTTGGAGTTATAGGGCAAACACGAAGAACGGAGACTGTGGAGCCCCTCTTGTGGTGAGGGATCCGCGGTTATCACGAAAACTTCTAGGTTTGCATGTTAGTGCTATAGTGGGCACTGACAGCGCATTTGCGGCCGTTATAACGTATGAGAAGTTGATGAGCATTATGCCGAGTGTCGCTCAGTGTTGCGATATGCCGGCTATGAGTCTAGAATATAGACCCAGACACATAATGTTTGACAACTTCCAATATGTTGGTAGCGTCCCGAAAAGTCAACAGGTAGTACCCCCGACGGAAACTTCGATAACAGAGAGTCTCATTAGCGATCTGTTTGAGAAGAGAAAGTTTCCAGCGGTTCTTGATTTTAACGATGAGAGATACCTAGGGGATGAAGACATTTTGGAAAAACAACAGGAAAAATATACTGGATGTCGTGTGGATATTCCGAAGGAACTCATGGATGAGATTGTCGATGACATAGTAATGGAGCATTCTATAGACAAAAATTATCCTAGACGAGTTCTTGATGAGTATGAAATGTTGAACGGATATGATTCTCTGCCTAGGGTGGACCCACATACGAGTGCGGGATACCCATACAATGCGGGCTGGTTTCGGAAGAAGCATGGCTTGCCACATTGCAATGGCAAAGAGAGTTATATAGAGTTGAAAGATTCCGGATGGACATTTAAAGGCGATTTTATGAGAAATCGTGTGGAAGTGCGGGAAGATTCAGCTAAACATGGCAAACGACTATTCAGTATCTGGACGGCCTCATTGAAAGATGAGACCCTTGGATTGAATAAAATAGAAACAGGAAATACCAGGCTGTTTATGAGTCCTCCAATGGATTTTACGTTGCTGCTGCGCAAGTACACAGGAGCCTTCTCATCCTTTGTGTTTAAACACAATTTGGAATTGGGATGTGCTGCTGGGTTGAACCCGGAAAGCGGAGCATGGACGACATTGGCTTACAAGCTGATGAAAGTGAACAGGCGCGTGGGAGCATTGGACTATACGTGGTTTGATGGCTCTCTTAGTGCCCAGCTCATTTTTGGAGCCTTGGAGATAATAAACAGATGGTATAAAGGAACCCCACAAGAAGACTTAGTTAGATTGGTTTTATTTCACGAAATTGTTTTTACTTTGGTTTTGGTGAGGAGAGATGTGTACTTGAAAAATAAGGGTAATCCGTCAGGGAATGCTTTGACAATGGTGATGAATAACTTGATTTCAAAAATCTTGTTGAGATATTACTGGTTGGTTTTGGCTCCCGTGAACCTGCGTGACTGCAGTGTTTTTAACCTCGTATCGGTGAGTTGCGTCATGGGAGATGACAATATATTCGCTGTGCCTGGTGAAATGGAAACCTTTTTCTCCGGTGAAAACATCATAGCTACGGCACGTGGTATTGGCTTAACGGCCACATCGGAACGCAAGGACACATCGTCTGTGTATAAGGACTTGGAGGAGACAACGTTTTTGAAGCGTGGTTTTCGCCAAGATGGTATCCACTTCAAGCCTATTTTGGACTTGAAGTCGATCGAGAATATGATGATTTGGATAAGTAATTCCAAGTTCATGAGTGCGAAGGAATGCACTCAAGTGAATGTGGAATGCGCGTTACGGTACCTTTACTTTTGGGGTCCCGTGGTGTTTAATCACTACAGGGATATACTCAAAGATGCAAGTATTGAACGCGACTTGTCTTTGCCATTGTATACCTATGGGTTTTATGACAGGATTTTTAATGATCTTGGAGAACTACCTAATGCATATGCACAGATTAGTTTAGCCTCTTCTGAAAAGAGGCCAGTAGCACGCTGTAAAAATGTGCAACCGTCTGGAACCGACGTTAAACGTTACCCAGTAGATCGCTGTAAAAATGATCAAGGGTTTTATACTTTCCATAATAAGTATACAGAATCCCACTGTAAAAATGGGAATCAAAAAAAAATGGAACGCGATAAAGAGCTTCAGGGCTTGGGCCCTACGAAAATTGAACACACAGCAAGCATAATCGAGCAATCGACAAAGCCTGTTGTAGACGAATCTAGTGTCGAAATGGACCCACTACATGGAGTGGTGGCAGATCAAAAGGAACATGGCATGCTATTTGCAGAACAAACGCAGGTGGTTGCCACAAGGATTGGATCATCGGAATATCACGGTACGATTGAGGAAAGGGAGTGGGACATGAAAAACTTTTTCTTGGTCCCCGTTCGAATAGCATCAGGCAATTGGTCGACAGCGCAGACTCAGGGCACCACCATTAAATCGTGGAATCCCACTAGTCTCCACACGAACTTCTCGCGATGGTCGAGTGTGTTTAATCAATACACTTATTACCGTTATCGAGTTAGATTTCGTGTGGAGCTTAATGGGACCCCGTTTCATGCGGGTGCCTTGGTTCTGCACTGGCGACCAACTACCATTTTGGCAACTAGTCTAGTTACGATGAAGGCAGTACAGCATGTGACACTGAACGCATCTTACAACACGGTCGGTGAATTGGAGACCTATTGGTTTCCAGCCATGGAATACTTGTCGACATTCGAAAATACAAGTCTGGGGTCAGTTGGTCTTTCGGTCTTCAATGCTCTCGAAACTGGGACTGGGGCAAGCACTTCAATTGGGTATACGGTTTATGCCCAATTGCTAGATGTTCGTCTCTCTCTCCCTCGTCCTCTTACCGGTTCAGCTCAAGGATTGATTAATGTGCAAACGTTCAACGTCACTGGTAACGCCCCTATTAACACCACGGGCGATGCCTATGACGTGAGCGTCTCAGGATTGGATTTGGCGTCAAATGTTAAGGATCCGGAAAAAATGATCAGATGGGGGTGTGCAAACCCCTTTATGGTGCATGGAAGTCCTCCGGTGGACAGGCTATCTATGTATCCTTCTGGTGTCACACTCGCCACAGAAAACACGTTTAATACGACGTGGGACGAGATGGACATCGATTGGATAAAGAGATTGCCTGGCTACTTGAATACTTATCAGTACACCACATCTTTGACCTTTGGAACGATCATAGCATCGGGGCCTTGTGCTCCGCTTCAACAACTGCATGTACCGACAGCGGGTGGGCTCAACATCACCCCTCTACAATGGCTAGCAACAATGTATGCGAACTGGCGTGGAGACTTGGAAATGTGCGTTGAAATTGTCTCGACACAATATCATACTGGAAAACTCTTTTTTGGCGTAAACTATACGGGAACACCCGTAACAAATTTTTCGGCAACAGGAATAGACCCAACAACATATTATGGCAAGGTAATAGAAGTTAACAACAAAGAAAATTGCTTTAAGATAGTAATACCTTATATGCATTGGACAAGCTGGTTGGACACGGCACCTAACCCAGGATATTGGAATGGATCTGCAACGACTGTCAATTCTAACGTTATGGCAGGACCAGGCTCCGCGGTGAATTATTTCACTACGGGTGAGTGGTTTTTGGCAGTGCTAAATCCATTAGTAGTACCAAGTGGAGTCGCAACCTCAGTGGATATTAATATCTACATGCGAGGGGGCGAAAACCTAGAATTCCACCGGTCCGCTTTTAACGGGCTGAAGTACCTTGGATCGGCACAGTCGGGCGATGCAATCGGCAATCAACTGGATAAGGTGAACACGAGAACGATTTCCCAGTTCGTAGAGCGGCCTAGGTCGTTACGCGAGCTAATGAAGCGGGCAGTTATTCAAGGAAGCTATATACTGAGGCCGTTTACGGCGGCCACAGATGCGACCACGAATAGGGGGGGCTTTTACACAACAGTGTTTCTTGATGCACTAATGCAATTGCCCCCCTTTGGAAACATCGTCAGCGCTTACAAGGCGTATTTCGGTGATATCAGGTTAAAGGTGGTGGTGGACTTCGCAACAACGTCGGCGTCAGCGGGACAAACCGTGTTTATTGGGTTTAACAACAGACCCAATATAGGCGTGGGATCCCCAGCAAACACCGATGGCAGTGCAACGATGGTCGCGGACATGCTCGGGCCAATGGTGGGCAATTACAACTTTAATGCCCCCTTTTCGCTCGTTGCAGATCCAGCGTCATTTTTGGCTGCTACTGGTGGTGCTGTTGGTTCGTATGGTCAGTTCAATTTAACGAACGGCTTTGAAACCCTACACATGGTTAATGTACGTGCCCCGACACTCGACATCGAAGTCCCCTACTACTCGATCTTGAAACACCGGTCGATAGATCCTTCTGACGTTCAAAAGCAGAACAACGCATGGGGAAATCTTTTCTTTTTTCAACCAGCCAGTCCTTCCGTAGCACCAACTGCGACCGATGTAGGGGCCAGAGTCTACCTGTATGTATATGCGGGTGACTCCTTCCGCGCTGGACAATGGTGCGGGCCTCCTGTCATGGGAACGATGGTTGGATCAATTACTGGTAGATGGGGATTTTGGGGCATACAAGGCATCACAAACTCCAATACCAGGGATGACTGGTTTTCTGTTTAATACTTGACGGAAATAAAATATATCAAGATCAGACTATAACTGTATAAATTATAAACACTTTTAATATTTGTAGTGTGAACAAAATCAGTAGGCCACTGTAAAAATGGCCACAACAAAACAATTAAATAGAATCTATAAGTTCTTTTTTCCTTAGCATGAGTAATAAGCGGAATGGCTCGATTGAAAGTGCACTAGGTTTTTTCCAATTTGTATACGTGTTGCGATAATTTTGTCACGTTTAATAGTACGCTCAAGCAGTTAGGTATTCTAGGGCTATCCCAAAGACTAAACAAACCTGCATTTTTGAACCGTTATTTAAGATTTTCGTGAACAATAGCAATGTACGGTACTGATGGG